GGTGCCCGTCACCGCCAGGAGCCGGTAGGACCCGTCCGGTCCGAAGGTCACGCTGCCTGCCGCGCTCGTGAACGTCAGCCGCATCAGGCGATCCCCCACTCAAGCGCCAGCTCCCTGAGCATCTGCCGGTTCCGCCGGGCCACCTCGGACGGGCTCAGGGGCTCTGGGCTGTGGACGTGCGTTTCAAGGTGGACGCTCGGCTTCAGGTGCTGGGCTATCGCCCGGGCCAGGGCGTCCGGGTCAAACAGCCCTCCCCTGTCCAGCGGCACCACGGCCTCGGGGCCGCGCTCGGCCAGTCGGGCGATGATCGGCCTCGTCACGATGCCGCCCGACTGAAGCCCCGGAGGCTCCAGGCCGTACATGCGGCGGAACATCTCCTTAACCCGCTCCAGCGGGGCCTCGTAATAGGTGGCCCTGAGCTTCTCGAACAGGGCCCGCACGCCCTCCGCACCGACAGCCCCCCTGATCTCCGCGGCAACAACCTGCTGGAGGTCGGCCACGGTCAGGGCGCCGGTCCTCACGGCCTCCTGGATACCCTTGCTGGTCAGGTACTTGCCCCAGACACTACGCTGAATTGCCTCGGCCTGGGCCGCCAGCTTGCGCGTTGTCTCATCCAGGGCGGCCGACTGCTCCTTCAGCCTCTCGGTGACCTCGGCGATGCTCTTCGCCAGTCCCATCTGGGCCAGCTGGGCCTTCAGCAACTCGAGGTACAGCTTCTGGGTTTCGGTCGCCGCCTCGCCCTTGACCGCCTTCATGCGGTTATAGGCGGCCGTCAGTACCTCCACCTGCTGCTGGCTCAGGGCGAGCTGCTGCTGGAGCTTCTGGAGTTCGAGCTGGAGGGCCTGGGCGGGAGGCACGTTGGCCCCTATCTGCGCCGCCATCAGCTCGAAGCGGGCGTTGATGATGTCCGAGGCCAGGGAAACCCGCTCCTGGATAGCGGACACGGCACCAGAGATCGCCTGGGCCATGCCCTCGGCGGCGTTCTTCACCCGACCGTACCCGCCCTCCATGCCCCGCGCCAGCCCCTCGGCCACCATCTGGCCGTAGTAGGCCATGAGGGCGGAGGGGGAGGCGATGCCCAGCAGGCGCTCGAGCGGGCCGGGGAGCACCGCCTTGGCCCACTCGATCACCCTCGCCTTCAGCCACTCCTTGGCGTTCTGGAGGCCCTGCGCGATGCCTTCGGCGAGGCGGGTCCCGATCTCGACCCAGGTGCGTACCCGCTCCAGCACCGCCTCCTTGATGCGGTTCCACGCCTCCACGGCCTGCTGCTTGATCGTGTCCCAGTTCTTGTAGACCCAGGCCGCGAAGATGCCGACGGGACCGGCCAGGGCGCCGATCAGGTACGGCCACCAGTTGACCAGCCACTGTTTCAGGCCCGTCCAGATTTCCACCGCACGGGTCTTAATAGACTCCCATGTGCGGGAGAGCCAGGCTTTGATTTCGTCCCAGTGAGCTCGTATAAGCAAAGCCAGTGCAGCGAACCCCATGATTGCTGCAACTGCAAGGCCGACGGGGGATACGAGGAAGCTAAAGGCTCCGGCCAACGCAGACAACGTATGCACGAGCCCTCCGAAAACGACCAACGCGGGGCCGATAACCGCAGCAATCCCCCCCGCTACGACGAGGAATTTCTGGGCCGCTGGGCTAAGGTTCTCCCACCATGCAGCCACCTGTTTGAGTCCATCCCCCAGCTTGGGGAGCCAGTTCTCTGCAATCTGGAGCAGGATATCGCCAACAGGCTTCAGGTTGACCATGAGTTGATTCTTGAACGTCTGCCACGCTTCAGCAAAGCCCTTCGTGTCTTCATACGCCGAGTTGATTGCCCCTCGCGACTTCTGGAGCCCCGCCACCAACTCGTCAATGGCAAAACGTCCTTCTCGAATGGCAGCAGCCATGTCTGGCCCAGCTCTCGCGCCAAAGTACTCAATGGCAAGAGCATTGGCCTTGCCCTCCGAACCGGCATTCTTAATCCTTTCAACGAGGACCTGAAGCGCCTGCGCCGGGTCCTTTATCCCTTCCTGGGCCATCTTGCCCAGGGCAATACGCAGCGAGCCCATCACCAGTTCAAGGTTCACGCCTTCCTTCTCAAACTTGCCCATCAATGCTGCGGCTTCCTCGAAGCTGAACCCGAGTTGCCGCAGAGGGGCACCATACTGAACGACGAGTTGGCCCAAGCGGTCAATGGCAATACCAGTCTTCTGCGAGGCCGCAAACAAGACGTCCATCGCCTGCGGCCCTTCCTTCACAGAGATGTTCCAGTCCCCCATGACCCGAGTGAATTCCCGGATGAAGTTGCTTCCATCCACTCCCATCATTTTGGAAGCCTTGAGAGCCATCGTAGCCATTTCTTCCAGTTCCGGGCCCGTGATGCCCAGCCGCGTATTCAGGTCTGCAATCGCCTGTGCCACTTCCTTGGGACCAGCTGGCACCTGAGTGAACACTCTTTCAAAGCTCTGCTCAAGAGAAGCAAGGGCTGCTCCCGTTGCTCCTGTCCCGATCCTGATCGTGTCCAGTGCATCGTCCAGTTCCCCGGCCGCCTTGAACGCAGCAATCCCCAGCCCAGCCAATGGCGCAGTAACCTTCAGCGATAGTTCCTTACCAATGTCGGTAAGTTTATCGCCGAGGCTCTTAAGACCCCGCGTAGCGTCCTCTAGCCCTTTTTGGAAACCTGACAGTTCCGCTCCTATACGGACCAGAACTTCACTGACTACATTTGCCATAGGTCAGGACTCCCTGCGGAAGGATTTTCATGTCTCCTGGGTAATATGACCGCAGGAGGTGATGCCATGGCGACACCTCAGGAGGTCGAAGCAGCGCTCAAGAAGCTGAGCGGCGTGCAGAAATTCCTGGGAAGGAGGGAGATCAAGGAGCTCCCGAAGCTGCTATGGCAAGATGAACTGCCCGAGAAGGTGACCCAGGGGTTGTACGAAGGCGGCAACGGTCTCCTGGTAGCCACCAACAAACGGCTCATCTTCATCGACAAGGGGCTCATCTCTCTGCGGGTCGAGGACTTCCCGTACGACAAGATCACGTCGATCCAGTACAGCGCAGGTCTGCTCATGGGTGAGATCACCATCTTCGCCTCGGGCAACAAGGCCGTCATAAAGCAGGTGCCGAAGGATCAGGTCCGCGACTTTGCAGAGTGGCTCCGGGCCCGGATTACAAAGCCAAGCCCGCGAGCTGATGCGTCAACGCCCCCGGCAGGTGACTTGGTCTCACAGCTCGAGCGACTGGCAAAGCTGAAGGAGTCAGGCATATTGACCGATGAGGAGTTCCAGACGCAGAAAGCCAAGCTGCTTGGGCAAGGTTAGACCCGCTCGAACATCCTCTTCAGCTCCTCCAGCTCCCGCCTGCGCTCCTCCGGTGTCCGGCGGTCCGGCTGCCTCCGTTGCCCCATGAACCGCTCGAACGACGGCATCTTCCTGGACCGCATCAGCGCAGCAACATGCCACACCGCCCAGCGCAGTTTCTGCCACTGCAGCTTGTCGCGTTCCAGATAGCCGTCGACCAGTTTGCCGAACTCCGCCGGCGTCAGGCACCAGAACTCGTCCGGCTTCAGGCCCAGGGGGCCGTAGGCGATGGGCTCCGCCTCCCGGATCCAGTCGGCGAACGCCCACGCCCGGCCCCCGCTCAGTTTCCCTCCGGCTCGGCCTTGCGGCCGATCCCGGAAGCCTCCAGCGCCCGGTTGATCGCCTGAGAGATGCCCTCCAGGTTGCCATGCCGCTCCAGGTAGCCGTTCAAGAGTTCCCCGGCCTCGCGGATCGTGAGCATCGGGTCCTCGTGCCGCAACCCTGCCCACAGCATAGCCCTGAGTGTCCTGATGCCCATGCGCTCGCCGCTCAGCGCGGCGCCCAGGCCCACACCCAGAGCTTCTTCCAGGTCGGCCAGCGCGTTGATGTCGTACCGCAGCCGCCTCGGCCGATCCAGCTCAATCTCCACGTAACGAGTCATGCTACCAGCTCCCTACGCGGTCAACTTCTCAAGCTCTCCGGCGCTCGTGATCGTCCCGGAGGCCGTAGCCTCGCCCTCATACGGGCCCTCAAACGACCCGGTGAAGTACCCGTAGCCCTGGTACTTGGTGCCGCCGGGCAAAGCCATCTGGACCTGGACTTTCTGCCTGTTCATGTAGGCGTCGATCAGCTTGCCCAGGGCCGTGTCATTCTCGATGAGCAGGGCATCAAACTCAATGGACCACTCCCTGTAGCCGGCCAGCCGCTCGATCCACCCGTTCGAGTCCTTGCTGGTGACGTCGATGGTGTCCATGTCAAGGTTCAGCGTAGCATTGCGCTGCCCGCCGACCGCAGTCCACACCGGCGCAATATCAGTGCCGGTGTTGACCTTGACCAGAATGTCGACGCCCGGGATAGCTCCCATGTATCACACCTCCTGTAGCTTGGCCCGGAACCTGACCACCCCGTGGCGGGTGATACCGTCGGGGTCGCGCAGGACCTCGGACCAGTCGAAGCGAAACACCACCACCGCGAAGCCCTCCACTGCCAGGGGCTCAGCCGTGAGGGCCTGAACAACAGCGTCGATAATCTGCTTGGCCTCGGCCATGCCCGGGTAGCGGCTCCACACGTGCAGCGTGTGGGTGATCTCCTGGCCGGCCTGGAGTTTCGTGGACCAGTCCACGGCCGTGTCCTCGCCGAGGGTCACGTAGGGGAAGGCAGCCCCGTCAGGCACGGCGTCGTACACGGGCACGGACAGCCTCGTCCGCAGCCGCTCGTAGAGGGCCTTCTGGAACGCAAGCAGGGCCGACTTCATCCTTCCACCGCCTCACCCACGGCCCGCTTGATACCGGCCTCGAACTTCGGGCGTTCCTCCTCCCAAGCCGGGAAGAGATACGGTTTTGCCGGCATCCTGGTTGTACCAAACTCAACATAGGGGGCGTAGGGCATATGGGGCGCAATTTCCGCAGTAAGGCCGTCCTGGTAGAAGTCAACCGTGATGGAGTTCCACAGCGCTCCCGTCCGAACCGGACACCGCTCCTTCGCCCCCCGCTGCACATTGAGCGCGGATTCGGCCACCTGCTCCCGGACCCGCTGCTCAGCAACCAGGTTCATGCGGTTGAGCGTCGCTATCGCTTTGTCCAGCCCCTTGATTTCGACCTTGATGCCCACGCCAGCACCCCCGGGGAGGTGAGTTGTTGGATCTGCGCCGCAAAGTGATCCCGCTCGAACCGGCTCCCATCGAGCTGAGGCCCAAGAACCAGATGGTGCTCAACCTGGCATACCCGCTGGCCAAGGTGCTGTACGAATGCGGGGTCATCAGCTGGGAGGAGTACGCGGAGATCGTCCCGCCCGAGTTCAGGCCGCTGCGCTACCGCTACCCGCCAGACTACCACCGCCTCCGCCGCAAGCACCGGGCTAGGAACCGCTGACCTCCTCCTCGCACAGGAGCTCCAGCCGCTCATGGCGTTCCTCGGGGTCAATCACCGCCGTAATCGCCAGCAGCCGGCCGCCGTAGACCACCCGCATGCCCGGCCGTACCCCGGGCCGATAGCGGATAGTTACGCGGTGGCTGAGTTGCGCCCGGACCTGCTGCGCCCGGTAGCGCTCGTCCCCACGCAAAGGCTCCACGGCCGCCCAGACCGTGGCCACGTCCTGCCACGTGACGGTCCTGCCGCCGTAACCGTCGTCCTGCTCAACCGCCTGCTGGAGGGTTACCCGGTGCCTGAGCTGGCCGATTATCACAGCCGCATCACCCGCCAGGGCTGAAGCATGGCCTTCACTCCGAACGGGGCCTCTGCCAGGCTCCTGTCTTCCACGGCCTGCCGGTGCTCGTACAGGTACCCTACCAGGATCAACAGGGCCTGCCTGATGGGCTCCGGCGGGATGTTGTAACCGGCCTCGTAGACAACCAGCAGCCGCCTGCCGAGCCAGGCAGCACCGGCAGGCCTGATTCGTGCAGGCTCGAACTCGGACTCAACCACGTACTCAGCGGGATCAAGATCGGTCCACACGCCAGACGGGCTTTCCAGGCTCACCCGGGTCACCGACACAAGCGGCGGATAGGGCAGCTCAAAGACCGCTGCCCGCCCGGAAACAACGGGCGAGATGCCCGAGGCTACCGGCTGCGGCAGGTCAAGCACCATCTGGAGCGTCTGCCGTGCCAACGCCCTGCCCAGGTATCGCTCGGCCCACAGCCGCGCCGTGGCAATAAGGCCCTGGATCAGCCCATCCTCGTCAGCGTGGTCGACGCGGAGGTGTAGCTTTGCCTCGGCGAGGCTTACCGGTTCCGCCTGCGGCGGCGTTATCACCTTGACCGTGAGCATCTGCCTTCACCTCTGGCGGGCCATCCAGGGACTTGTCCTGCTCCACGAGCCCGGCCGCCAGCCAGGCCCTTGCCGACGCCTCGTCCACCTCCACCACGGAGCCGGGGGCAAACCCCCGGCTCCCGGTGGCGAATGATCTTAACACGCGCACCCTCATGCGGCTTCACCTACTACGCAGCAGGCACCCGCAGAATCCGCAGGGCCTCGGGCCGGATTACGCCGCCGCCGACACGTCGATGGGCCTTGAATCCCACCAGGCCGGATTCTGCGTACAGCTCGACCAGCCGCTGGATCGTGATGCCCTGGCGGTCAAGAATCCGGTAGCCCGCACGCAGGTCGCCGAAGATGGCCACGTCCGCTGCGGTGCCGGCCGCGGGGATCTGCGGGATGTCGTCCTGGTTGTAGATGGAGTAGCCGTTGAAGGTGTTGGGAGTACCCTGCTGCAGCGAAGGCTGCCAGAGGTACTGACCGTTGCTGTCCTTGAGCAGCCGCAGGGCCCGCTCGGTGGTGGAGTGCACGATGTAGACACCGTTGCGCCGGTACTGAGGCGGCACCTCGTACGGCAGCTTGATGAAGTCGTCTGCCGTGACGGCGCCGGCCTGGCCAGCATTGACCCGGGCCACCACGGTGCCATTCAGGATCCCCTCGGGCTGGTTGTTCGCATGGCCGGTACCCACCACGAAGGCGGTATCCTCCTTCTCGGCGAAGGCCCGGGCGAAGCTGTCGGCAATGATGGCCTCAAGGTTGACGTCGGTGTCGGCCAGCTCGTCTTCGCCAATCTTGGTCAGCCCGTACATGTCTTCAACGTACTGCCAGGCCTCCGAAGGTACGAGCGTGCTTTCCGTCAGAGCGGCACCGGTCTCAAGCTTCCCCCAGCCAACCTGCACCTCGGTCAGGCTGCGCCGCCGGATCCGGTCGGTGGTGATAGTCCGCACGGTGACCAGGCCGCGGATGATGGTCACCTTGGGCAGTGTCCGGTAGATCTCGGCCTCCAACTCCTCGGGGACCAGGATCTCGCCGGTCGAGTTCTCCACCAGGGCCTTCCGCTCTTCAGGAGCGAGGCCGCTCAGGCCCTTGCGGAGGAACTGGAGGAACGCCTTCCGCCGCTCGCTCAGCTGGCCCGTGGTGCCGTCCCCACCCAGGCCGGGACGCTTCAGGGCCGTCTCCAGGGCGTCGATGCGGGCGTTGACCCGCTTCTCGAACTCGGCGAACTCGGCCTTCGTGAGCAGACCGGCTTCCTTCGCTTCCCACTTCTCGCGCAGCTCCTTGACCAACTGCTGGATCTCCGCAATCGCCTTTTCCATCAGGCAACACCTCCGAGAGTCTTCGCAAACGCACGCAGTTCCTCCACCAGCGGGGACAAGTGGCGGGCCGACTTGTCGCCCTCGTTCGGCGGCTCCTTGCTGTCGTCCCGAGTGTCGTCCGACGGCTCGGCCGCGGCAAGGAGTGCCTGAAGTGCCTCTATCGCCTGCCTCACGAGCGCCAGGTTGCGCTCGGAAAGCACGCGCCCGTACTTGTACTGGCTGGCACCGATGACCGTGTACAGGGCCATCTCCAGGCCGGCAGACTCGGACTCCCAGGGCGGCGTGCGGTCCATCTTGGCGTAGTACCGCGCCAGGTGACGTTTGATGGCGGCCACATCGCTCTCGGGGATATTTACCCCGCCCCGGGCCCCCTGGATGGCAGCAGCCGCGGCGAATATGGCCCGCGGCACGGCCATCAGCCTGCCGTCGATCACATCAGCGATGGGCAGCTTATAGCTGCCGTAGTTTTCGGGGTCGTCGGCGTCATACCACAAGAAGGCCTTGCGGTACTTGCCCCAGTCGATCTCCTCCTTGTCCGGACCGCCGGCCCAGCTCCTCACCCGGGTGACTGCAGCATCGGCGTCCCAGGAGCGGTCCATGTCGGCCAGCGGCAGGTCCTGGAAAGGCACCACGGCCTTGGTTGCCGTCACTCGTGCCAAGGGGTTGGCCGGGAACGTGACCAGGGACCACTCCCACAAACGGATCTCCTTGAGGTGCCGCACGCCGGATTCCCAGAACTCCTTGATCGCGTCGTAGCCAATGGACAGCCCCCGCAGGACGCCCTGCTTGAGCAGCGCCCAGGCTTCCCGGCCCCTGGTGGTCTCCAGGGCCAGCCGGCCGCGCACCCGCAGGCCCTTGTCGTCCTCCACGGCCGACAGCCCGATGCCGATAGGCTCGTCGGGCCGGTGCTGCCACAAGATAGGCCCCCGCCCGCCGTTCTCCTGCAGGGTCTTGGTAAAGGCTCCCCGCTCGATCACGTCACCCTGTTCGTCCCGGTTCCCGAAAACTGCAGCATACCCCTCGAACTCGCCTTCTGTCTCCAGGGCCTTCAGTTCGCACTTGAAGGTCCGGTGCTCCATCGTCGCACCCCCTCACCGCATGACGCGGTAACCGACCGTACACCGGCACATGGGATGCGCCGGCGGCACGTATGTGCTCGGGAGCTTGTCGGTGGCTCCCGGGAAGGTGTCCTCAAGCTCTATCACCACACCGTCCATAGGACCGCAGAACTCGCAGACCCGCTCATCGTCAGCCGTCATCCACTCCTTGACCACGGGACCACCGAAGCGCCCCTGCTCCTGCGCCTGCCTGATGGCCTCAAGTTGGCCGAAGTTGTATGCAAAGGCAAGCTCGGTGCGGGCGATCCTGATGGCCCGCAACCTGTGCAGGTAGCCCGCATAGTTGGCAACCTGATGCGTGACGCTGCGCCTGTCCATCCCCTCCGCCAGCAGGCTCGCCCGGAACCGCCGGACCGCCTCGGCCTGCTTGGGCGTGAGGCCAATCACCGGCCGCAGCACCTGGGCCAGTTCATCCACGGTCACGGGCTCTTCCAGAGCAAAGTGCCGAACCAGCGCCCGGATGGCCTGGTGCTGAGCATCGGTCAGTGCCACCGCCAGCTCACCAGCCCGGGTCTCAATCCAGACCCGCATCCGCTCGCCAGTGGGGCCAAATGCGAAGTCCCGAATATTCTCCGCCATCGCCTGGCCGGCAGAAGCCATTGCCGCCCGCCACTCCGGGTCCAACACCTCGGTCACGAACCGGCTGTAGTCCTGCTGCCACCTCATGAGCCACTCGAGCGGCACCTCTGCGTCCCGCAAGGCGTTGCGGATCTCCTGGTACTTCAGGGCCTCCCGCTCGGCATCCCAGGTCGAGTACAGCCACCGAGCAACCTTCGGTTCGCGGGCATTCAAATACCCCCGCAGCACAGCGAGGGTATCTCTGGTGTTTATGGGGATCGGCCTCAGCCAGGGCGGAATCCCCGGCGGCCGGTATTCTGGAACCCATTCTCCCCCACCCGCCGGCGGCCTGGGAATGGGGCTCGGCTTGTCGCGCCCGTACGGGTCCACTACTCCTCACTCCCATCCTGGCCGCTCAAAACAGCAAGGGGCATCATGTTCGCAGCCACGAGCAGCACGTCGCCACCCGGCACCTCGTCATAGCCCAGCATGGCCCGGGCCTCATTCGGGGTGATGACGCCGGCCTTCACCGCGTCAATGGCCCGCCTCCAAACGGTCTCCCGGTCTTCCTGGATCGCCTCGATTTCGTCCCGGTCGTAGTCCAGCCACAGCCTCTGGCCGAACCTGGGCACCAGCCAGGCGTTGAGGTCGTCCCGGATCCGGTCCAGGAGGGGCAACACCGTCTCCTGGTACAGTGCCTTGCGGGCCTCCTTGTAGTTCGAATAGGTCTTGCTCTCGGAGTCACCGATGAGCTCCGGCGGCACGCCGAAGACGCTGGCGATACGGCGGCCGCTCAGCTTCTGGCCGTTCAGCCAGTCCATGTCGGCTGGGCTGAGGCCGAACTGCTTCCAGTCCAGGCCCCCTTCCAGGAGCAACGGCCTGCCCGCGTTTTTGGCCCCCGAATACCGCTGCTCGATCTGCTCCTGCAGCCTTCGAAACTGGGTTTCCTCCAGGTTGTGCTCGGTCACGAGCGCCCCCGGAGGACGGGCCATGTTCTGCAGGAGGGCCGTGTTCCACGCCGTCGCCGCATTGTCCTGATCAACGTGGCGGGCCGCCGCCTCAACCGGGCTCAGGCCGTACCAGTCGTTGCGCGGGTGGAAAAGCCGGATGTGCAACACTTCGCCGTTCACGTAATCATGTGGGATGCCGTTGACCGTATACCGGTAACCGCGCACCAGGTTGCGCTCGTCGGGCAGGACCTGCACCCGGTCAGGCCGCAGCAGGTAAAGTTCCCTGGGCATACCCCGCTCAGGACCCACGGCCAGCACATAGCTGTTGCCCGACAGCAGCAGGAAGCCGACCAGGGACTCGAAGAATGCCGCCTGCCCCTGCCAGGGGTTGGGCCGCTCGATGAGCTCGAGCAGCGGGTGGTCCTCGATTTCCTCGATCCTGCCCCACGGGGACGCGGGCAGCTGGTAAAGCAGCCAGGGCACGCCCGCCACCGCCCGGGCGATGGTATTCACGCAAGCAAACACCGTGGCATTGGCCTCGTAGGACTCGTGGGCCAGGTGGCCGTAGTCGCGGGGTGTCCACACCGGGTGGCCGCCGAAAAAGGCCACCATCGCCCGGAAGAACGAGGCCTGTTTTTGTCTCCGCCACGGCCACCTGAAGGCCAATTCGCGCACCTCCTAGAGGACCCTGATCCTGGGCTCTGCCTGCCCCTTCTTCAGGGCCCAACACGCCAGCGCCAGAGCCATCACCGTATCGTCATGGTAGCCCGCCGTCGCCTCGGCTTTGACCCGTTCCCCGTGCCTTACCATGCGGAAGTACCGGAGTTCGTCACGCAACACCGTCCAGCCCGCCGGGAGAAGCAGTCTTTTCTGCTGCACTAGGACCACCAGGTTGGAAATCAGGTCCTGCCGGGACCGCTCCGAGAACACGAACGGCTCGCAGTTGCTGATCTGCTCGGCCACGGCCTCCCCGACGCCGGTAGCGTCAAGGTAGACCCGCGCACCGTACTTGGCCTGGAGTTCGTTCACGTGCTGGATCACCGCCGCGTAGAGTCGCCCCTGGTAGCGGTGCCACTCGGCCAGCCTGTAGGGCTCCCGCGTGATGTCCAGCACCACTATCGCCGTGTAGTCCTGATACTTGGCAAGGTCCACGCCAATCGCGTAGTAGTGACCGTCCTGCCGCTTCCTCGCCGGTTCATAATCCTCGAAGACCTCAACCAGCACCGACCAGGGAAAGACCGCCGCCTCGTCCTCCACGAACTCCGCCAGGTACTCCACCCGCCAGGCGAGCTCGGGAGTCTCCTGCCTGATACGCTCTATTTCATCGCGGTCCAGCCGGGTGTTGTCATAGACCGTCGCGTGCATCGACCGGTAGTAGCCGGTCTCATCCCGCTGTCCCGCGTTGAACAGGGTGTGAACGTAGTTGAGCCCGTTCGGCGTAGTCTCCAGCCGGATCTTGCCCTTCCGGTCCAGGACCATCGCCCGAATGACCTGCTGGTACACCTTGTCCTTGACGAAGGCCGCCTCCGTCACCAGAACACCGTCCGCGCCCTTGCCCCGCAGGTACACGCCATCCCGGGCCGTGGACCGGGCCATGAGTTTCGACCCGGTGATAAACTCGGCGTCGGGGAACGGGCTCCACTTGATGGGACCCTTGAGCAGCCGCTCGAGCAGTACGCTCTCGCCGGCGAACCGCTCCATCTCCGTGAAAGGGATCTTGGCCTGGTCGAGCGACGGCGCCACCACGTACCAGATCCGCCTGCGCCCGGTCGCAAGCTCGTAGACCGCCTCCACGAGCTTGAGCAATGTCTTGCCGAACCGCCGGCCAGCCACGATCACCTGCACCTGGCCGCCCAGGTCGAGGGCTTCCCGTTGCCTCGGGCAGAGGTCCAGGCCGAAGAACGCCTTGGCAAAATAGCAGCGGTCCCGCCGGGACCGCTCGATGATCCTGTCAAGCTGCGCCCTCTGCTCATGCGTCAGAAGCATCGTCCGCCACGTCCGCCAGGGCCAGGAGCACCTGGGAGAGGTCGTCCAGCGGATCCTCGCCCAGGAGGTCGGCTTTCTGCTTCAGCTGCTGGCGAACCTCACCCGCCGTCACCTCCAGAAGGTCGACCAGGGCCTTAGGCACCCTCTCCCGGGCCTCTACCAGCTCCGCAAGCCAGGCCCGGGCCGCCTGGTACAGCTCGAAGTTGCCCCGCGCGATCTGGTCCAGCATCTCAATGTCCGAGAGCTGCTTGGCTACCTGCTGCTCGAACTGCTCCTGGCTGCGCCGGTACTGCTCGCGTGCCTCGGCCCGGACGTCGAAGTGGTCCCGCATGTGTTGCCGGATGGACATGTGGCTGATCTTCTCGCCATGCTCCTCCAGCAAACGCGCAGCAGCCCTCCGCGGGCTCAGGCCCTCATCCCTGCACCACCTCTCGATCTCCACCCGGTGCGGCGAGTTGCACACCCGGCACCGGGCCGAGTAGCCCGCCGGCATCGGGATCCCTCCCGTTAGCGTGTAAACGTCAGCCTTGCCAGCGTCAGGCTTGTAAGCCTGACAGGGGTCAAAACAAAGGGACCACGCCCTTTTCTGGGCGCAGTCCCGCACCATACCGAAATGTACTCGATTTTGTTCGAACAAGTCAAGCCCCCTCGCACACCCTTCTCCCTAGGAGTCCGCACCAAAAGGGCCTGAAACGATGCCTCTAAGCCCTGTTTCCAA